AATACTGGGTCTGCACTTACCACTAATTCCACAGGGTTTTTTGACCGTGCCAAATTAACTTGGCGTTTTCCCAGTTCTTCGCCAATCAACTCGTAAGTGTTGTCTATCAATTCATCATAACCAATAAAGCCATTAACCATAAGCCAATGTTCTGCATCTTTTCTAGACCAAGAAGTAAATATTGCTACACGGTTATTGGTTCTTAAGGCATAGTAAAGCAAAGCACCAGTTCTATTTGGATTATCTGTGTTATCCGAACTGAGTACCCCTTCTAATGCTACGAGTATGTTCACTTAGTCCTATCTTCCCGCCCTATACGTCAAGGCTCTTCGCACTAATGTTCTATCGTCAGGAAGGGTAACTCCATACGTCTGCAATTCATTTGACTCTTTAATAGACTCTAAATAATCTTTTAAAGTTTTAAGGGCAACAATAGTTCCAAGTCTTTTACCTGCTTGCCAACGATAATTATAAAAGTCTCCATAACCTTCTCCTGTTTCAGAAAAGGCTTTTTTACGACTGCTGTGTATGTCTTCCCATAAAGCAGAGGCTTGTTCTAATAACGCCATTAGTTGTACTTCAGCATTTCTACGACCAGCAGGATTAACGGTTGCTTGTAGAGTAGTAACAATCTGTGAGTAGCGAGACACTATTTCAAGAGCCTTGTTACGGTCTTTTTCTGCTGCTTGTTCCCATGCAGGTTGTTCAACACCACGAGCATCTGGATTGGGATGAACAGTCCATTCGTTATGAGTTAAATCGTATGCTGCATAAGGTTTAATAATCCTAATGTCTGTAGCACCAGGATTAACATAAAAAGTAACCTCAAACCCTTCCCAACGTTTAGTGTTGGGCATTAAACCTAATCTAAAATCTTCGTTTAACATTTTGCTAATTTCAACATCTGATAAACCCATGTAGTCTGGGTTTAATTTTCTAAAGGTGCGGTAATCAACCCCAACAAGAACATCTAGGTCTCCTGGGTCACGTTGTACTTTCCATTGATAGGACACACCAGAACCAGCAATCCAAGTTGTTGACCAAAGATTAGGGTTACTGTATTTCGTAGATAAAAAATCATTTAACATTCTTAATAGGCTATTGCGTACCCATCCTTTTAATACATCACCATCAAATAAAACTGGGTCAAGGACTTTTTCAGGTTCGCTAAAATACGAAGTGGTTGACTCTGCCAAAGTGACTGAGCCAACCACCCGATTTAAAGCATCGTTGCGGTTCATGCTTTTAGTTTACTCGTCATTGTCCTCGCTGAAAGGCTGGATGAACCTCTTTTTCATTGGTCTGTGTGCTTCGTTCTCTACAGACGGTGGTTTGATAAATCCACATGTTGTATGAGCAGCAGTAAACCTATGAGTGAGATGCCAAATTTGTTCGCTTTCTTTGTCATCTCCTGCAATAGAAATAGAACTTTCACAGCCTCCGCAAGACATCTCAATGGTAATCATTGATTACTCAACAACCTCTGCATTTACAACTTCTGTATCTGCTGCAAATTCAACAGTCTTTGAACCAGCGTCAAACTCAACGCCACGAGCCTTTAGAGCATCGCTAACTTTGTCACTGACTGTTGCTTCACGAGAGTTCAAGACGTTTAGAACTCCACCAATTACACGGTCAGCAAGAAGTTGCTGGTCAATGTCTGAGACGATTTCCTTACATACTTTAAAAATGTCGTATGTGTTAGGAACACGTTCTGCTTCAATATTGTCTTCCCATGTTGCATGGGTTTGAATTGTTCCATCCTTCTTTACTTCAACAATAAAGAAGAAGTCTGATTTTTCTGTTTTACTCATTAGTCGTATAGTCCCATCAGTTGTCGTTTACGTTGTACTACCTTACTATGGATTGGACAGAAGTGACACAAGTAGTTTTTTGGACCTGTATCGCCTATCTTATCCATACCCAATTCTTTTCGTTCTTTTGCTGTGTCTGGCAACAGTCTTTTACGTTCAGACTGGTATTCATCACAGTTATCTTGAGGTCTGTTTTTTTGTTTCCAACAAGACATAGCGTCTTCACCAAATTGGCTTTTAGTATCGTAAAACGAATCATCAATTTCAGCAAGACCTTTAGAGCCTCCGCCTTTAATTTGACGAATAACGTCTTTACGAGCATCGGTGTTTAACCATACTTTTACGGGAACAATAAAAAGAAGACCTTTGTGTTCTTCTCCTGAAGGAAACTTGTGTTTTTCACAAGCAATTTGAAGTAAATGGTCTTCTTCTGGTTTGCCATTAAATGGCGGAAGTTCTTCTATAGAAGAACAAACTTTACAATGCAACAGTCGTAAAACTGGACCTGTGTTATTGTCATCTGGTTTACGAGTACCAAGTAGAGGTACATTTCCCATTTTGTGCTCCTTGTAAGTAGTGGTTTATGGTATCAGATTAGGAGTTCCAGAGTCCTTGCTCTTGTGTTTCTGCTGCTGTTTTTTGTTTTGCTGCACGTTTTTCAGCACGACGTTCCATAGTTTTTTCACGCTCACTCTTTACTCCAATAGCACGACGAGTAATTGCTTGCTTTTGAGCAGTGGTTGCACTGTGGTAAGTATCTGGATAATGCCATCCACCTTCATGATGTACGGCAAGAGGCGTGTCGGAACGTGGGTCATTGACTGTGTAGTCGATGTTCTTTAACCCTTTTAATTGTTCTGAAAATTGAGAACCACTTAACCAACCATGTGAGCGTGGTGCTCCTTCATGGCCTTCAAAGTTGTTGCCTTTAAAAGGTAACCGTGCTGAAATTAAAGGTCCAGCATTACGGTTAGAGGTTCTTTTTGCCATTCTTACTTACCTGGGTTTACCTGGTCAGGATGTTCTGTAGTTACAAATCCATAGTTGAAGAATGGGTGCAATGATTGACGATTGCGTAATGTCTCTTCTGAACCTGCACCTGCAATAACTTCTGTATCAGGACGTGCCTTACGGTACTTACCGTCTGTTGAACCCTCATTGAGGGACTTGTTCATTGAACGTGATGAATTAACAGCCATTAGTATTTACTCTTTCCTTCTTGTCTTCTCTTCATGTCATTAAAATGTGCTGCTGAATCGATTGATTCACGCTTCGACATACGCTTATCACTACCAGCCATTTCATAACGATAGTTTTCGCTAGACCTATTTCGTGCAGCAGACTCTAGTACGTCTCTACGCTCTTCTTTGTTATCCATCTTTTCATAGTGTGCTGTTCTAGCATCTTTAGAAGGCGGAGTTGTTCCTCGAAGTGCACCTGTTTTTGCCATCATTCCAAGAGTGGTCTTCATAGTAGAACTGGCAGCCTTCTTCGCTTTACGGCGGTCATTCCATGCAATCATTGTGAGTCTCCTTGTGGTCTGTTTTCATCACGACGTGTTTGGCGGTCAGCCTCTACAGACCTGATGATGCCTAGTCTAGCGTGAAGTGCCTTTTGTGTTTCTATTAAACCCTGAGCAGATTTTTCTGATGGGTTGTGAACAAATCCTTTGGCTAATCCTAGAATTCCGTGGATTTCTGGGGACATTTGACCTAATGCAGCATGAACCATATTGAAATCAGCATGGTGGTCGTGATATTCGTCAGTTCCACGGGTCTCTTGCATACGACCTAATAATTTAGTGGCATGATTAGTAAGGGCTTGAATTTGAACAAACTTACCTTGACGTGCACCTTTTCTAATAGGAGCAACGCTTCCTCTATAAACAGTTGCTTTACCACTACTACGAGGTGCGGTTGGAGTAACAGGTGTTGCAGGTAGTTCAGTAGTTGTTGCTGCTGCCACATCTGCTGCAGTAACTTGACGAACTTTTCCATCTCCTGTTGAAATCAATCTACCTTTTTTAGGGGTAACAATTTTTCCAGTTTTTTTATCAATCTTTTTTCCTGTACGAGTTTTACTTCGTTTTTTAGGAGTTGGTGTTACTGGAGCATTGGCTTTGGCACCTGTTCCTACAAAATTAGGAGTACCAGTTGGTCCTGGAGTGACTGGTTTTTTAGGAAATAACGGTGACATTACGCCATCCTATTTTTTAAACGTTTTGCGTTATGTTGTGCATAACACTCTGGGCATAATCCTTTGCTGTACATAGCAGCGACAGGAGACATTATTAATCCACATTGTGGGCAAGGGTGTGCCCCTTTATATTTCAACATGTTGTCTACAACACGCTTTGCTTGCATTTCTAAAGGGTATGAACCGTCTTCTGTATCCATTAGTCGTTTAACGTCCTAATCTTACTATTATGAATTTCACGAGTTGAGTTGTCTACACCGACTCCTGAAGGAAACGCAGAATATGTAGTTCCCTTATGCACATTAGAATAGTGCATCTGTGCTTCTTCAACACCCTTTGCTTGGTCTGCTTGAACTGCTGCACGAAGAGTTTTGTTGTAACGCTCTGAACGAGTAGACATAATTGCTGAAGCAATATCAAAACCACTTGGAAGTTGACTCATTAGTTGTTCCCCAAATCATTACGTGCTGAACCTGAATATCCAGCAACACCACCTGAAAACCAAGTAATACGTGGTTCTACGTAGTTACGGTCAATAGAAACTATGTCATCAATTCCAAACATTTTACGGTTATATCCATACTTTTCTGGAAATAGTCTAATTTGTGGCAATGGTGGACGCACCATTGATTGGATATCTGCTCCTGGAACATTCATAACCATCAATGCTTGAGAAACTAACCGCTCTTGATTAGATGACCAAGGGCCGTTGTATTGCCACCGTTTTGCTACTTGGTCAGGTTGAAACGGTGGTCTTTGAGTCCATGGTTTGGTGTGGTCATAACGACCATCTGCTTTTTGCGTCATGTTATCTCCACGCTGGTCTCATATTAATGAGACGAGAATTATTTGCTTTAGCGTAAAGAGCACCTGGTTCATCTGCACGTTTGTTTGTTTTACCGTCGTTAACTAAGTGTGGTGCTGGAGTTAGTTCAACTTCTGGTGCATTTCTTTCTGAATAATATACAACCACACCTCTAGAGGTATCCACCTTTGACTTCATTTGTCTTGCGATTCCACGGGTTGGTTGTAATTCTGAGGGCCAGTAGTACATAGAAGGTTCAATACGTTCACCTTTATGTACACCACGCTGGTACGCTTTTTTATTGACATTGTTTTTAATTGAATCTAATAGTCTGTCATCACGACGACGAGTTACAAGAGTTCCAAGATAACCGTCTGGGTATTCTGCAGAAGGAACACGACCAACTCCAAGGCGTTGAAAATCTAAATTAGAGCGAACCGCTGGTCCACCATAACCACCTTGATTGTTGTATCCGTTTAATCCACCAGCACCTAATGATTGCCAGTTTTGATTAGGGCTAAGGTTTCCTAACATTATCTTTGTCTTTTTCCTTCTTGATAATCAGGATTGCTAACTTCAGACATGTTCTTCATATCCCAAATTGCTTTTTCATTTCTTTTTTTAGCATGAGCCATGGCTTCTTCAATTCCACCGTAACCACCAGAAGCATCAATTTGCACTCCTTTATGTGGTGCGTCAGAGTCAACCCAAGAACCTATGTTTGTTGTTTCTCGGTTGCCTGTAGCCTGTCGTAAACGATGTACATGTTGAATAACATCAAGTGGACTTATTCCAGGAGTAGCAGTAGACCCCTTTGGTTTACGACCAACGTATGCAGTCTTAATTCTTTTACCTTCTGTGTTCTTTTCTCCGCCAACAAAATACGCAGAGTCCCCAGGACTTGCAATGTTCCAAGTCTTTGTATTCATAGAAGCACCGCCACCTGTGTTTGTAGCGTGAGCAAATAAAACCGCACTTACTACAGGATGACTACCTGACGGAGTTTTAATAGCCTCTTCAAGGCGTTGTTTCATGATGGCTTGGTTTTTCTTGCTACGGCTTGGCATACGTACATAATCCAATGAACCTGTTAAACTGTCTGTATGAACACCCCAGAAATTTCTGTAATGGTCATCTTAGGCGACCCTATGCAGTACAAAGCACACTGTTATGAGTGCAATGTGGATTTAGGTTCAGTAGGAACTGATGTTGAGGCAAGTATTACTGCGAAGATGCACTCGACCCTTGTGCATAAAACTCCTTACCCTGATACAGAGCAGTTCCTTCAATAATATGAATCATCTCTACTGAGAATCTTCCAGTCTCTTCGTTGTACCAAACTACTGCCATTCCCTGTTGCCAGTTCTCCCAATTTTTTCCTGGACGACCATCAGAACCAACTCCTGAATTAGCGGAAGGAACTGCACCGTCTACACGACACAAACATCCTGGAGAAAAACTACCGCTACGAATTGGACCGTCTGCATCAAATGTTGTTCTGTATTGAACTTCAATTCTATGGATGTGTCCAAAAATAGTTGATAGGTGTGGTGTGTCGTTTGTGTAAGCAACCGCTGTATTGCCGTTGCTTCTAACCTTATTACCGTGCATTGCACGTAAGTATTTGCCTAACCAAATCTGTGACTCTTGTGAAGGGTATTTGTCAAAGAATTCAACATTTAGTTCGTCTAAACACAAAAGATTTTGTACGCTTAAAACAGGGTCTCCTTCTAAATCGGTAGCCCTTTTTAAACCATAGGAGGCTGCAGCGTTTCTAGTTGCATAAAGATTGAGCCTGTTATCGTGGTTTCCTTCTAATAAAACAATACGTGCATCTGGTGCTATGGCTCTTTGTTTAGCAAGAAACTCGTGTCCATAATTAATAGACAATTGAGTTGTATTTGCAAATGATGCTTCTTGAGTGAACCTAGAGTGTTCAGGTAAATCTAAAAAATCTCCTAAATTAAGGATGTCATCAATACCAAATTGTTCTTGGATATACGCAGTTACTTGTAACGCACAATCAATTGCTTGTGTATCGTGAAAAGGGTCTAATGTTCCGTCTTCGTAACGACGGTATCCAATCTGTGGGTCAGGTAAAATAACCGCACATTTAAGTTTGGTTTTTGTTTTATCGTGACGAGTGGGGTTCCAATCTAACTTTACTTCGACAGGTGTTGCTGGTCGAATTATTTCCCACTGTGGTCCTTCTTCGAATTTAGGATGTAAAACAATCTTAATTGCTTCAAGGTCGTGGACTGATGGGGTACCGTCTTCGTCTTTAGTAACCGACTGGTAATTAGATACAGTAACCCGACTAATCTTCCCAACTTCCTCGCGGTCAATGCCATTGTTCTTTAATACCTCATCAATTTTTGATTGAATTATGGCATCTTCACCCGCTTTAATTACGTCATCTAGTGGGTCTATTTGCGACATGAGCAACGTCCTTGTCTATGAGTACGAATGGTGTCTCTACTTATATTTACAACTTTTTCTAATAAACGTGCTAAATCGGCATGATTAATTTGGGATGCCAATATTGCTGTAATTCTTTTTTGTTTTTCTTCGGGTAAGGAATCTAACCACTTACCAAATTTGCAAACTTTATATTGAATCTGTGGGCGTAACGCTTCTTCCAAGAGAGCGTCTAATACCTCTAGGGAAGGTTCTTCGTAAACGTTGTTCGACATGTAGGCCCTCTCGTAGCGATTTCGTATACTAAATAGTACACGCAAATTGCTACGAAAAGGCTACGACACGCAAATTATTCTATTGGTTTTTGTGTTGCAGAACCAGAGTCCCATTTATAAAATGACCCTGATGTTTGTGCGTTTAATGGGGCAGGAGTTCCATACGGATTACTCTCATTTGCCCACGCAGTTCTAGCAGCAGCGGTATTAGAGTTTGAAGACCCAAGACCTTTAGGAGATGTAACTCCTTGATAACGGTATGGTTGCATACCGCCTTGCTGTGCAGATAGTGCGTTGCTACTCATTGTTACTCCAAAGAAGCAGAAGCACTGTCCATCATGCCTGAACTTGCACCCATTGCAGATGGAATAATTCTAGCATTACGCATTGTTTGTCCTGCTGCTGGGTCTGACACACTGTACTTTGCTGAAACTTTGTAAGCAGCACCCATACGGTCTTGACCAGCAGAAACATTTTTACGATTTTGTTTTGTTCCGCTTGCGGTTGGGTCTCCTGCTTGTGTGTTCTTCTTTGGCATTAGTGTGCCCTTAACGGCACCAACAGCAATTTTTGCACTGTTGGCAACAACGTGTTGTGCTACCAAATCTGGCACAGCAACATCTGCACTCTTACCTGAAGCAGCCATTGAATTACTTGCTGCACCTACACGACGACGCATAGCGTGTCCCATATCTCTATAATCTGACATTTCAACTCCTTAGTATGCCCTAAAAGAAGGATACCCTTTTTTAGGTTGTTTGAATGCTAAAAACTATGGCAGAAATTTCTCCGTCACGGCTTTCAATTGTAGTAAATCCTGGCTTACAAGTAAGGTCCATACCTCTTGGGGCTACGTACCCTCTAGCAATTGCCATTGCTTTTACGGCTTGATTAACCGCTCCAGCACCTACTGCACGAACCTTTACCTCATGTTTTTCATATAGAGCATGAGCAATTGCAGATGCAACGCTTTGTGGGTTGCTTCCCGCACTTACTCTTAAAAACTGTTCTTCTGTAGAAGAACCTTCTTTATTAATATCAGTCACGATTTTGTGTTCCTTTAGTTAGTATTAGTGGTGCCCTCGCTCTCTAAAGGTAGGCTCAAATACATAAACCGTCAGGCTAAACGTGGCTCATCTCTATATTTGGGGTCAGACATTTGAGTAATAACAGCCTTTTCTATGGCTCCTATCCCATTACCTGAGACTAACCTGGCTAAGGCGTAGGAATCAGCAGCATTGTCATCTGTAAACTCTACGTTCCAACGTTTGTACATTTGCATCAACATCTCTTGTTTTTTAGCGTTGCCCTTACCTGCAGCAAACTTCTTTAAGGTCATTGGAGACACCTGTAAAGGAAATATTTTGTCTCTTTCATACAGTTCTAATTTAACTATTGCTGCTAACTCTCCTAGTTTTAAAGCAGCAGGAGATTGAAGAACGCTACCTTCTATAGCAACATCAAGTATTTCTGCACCAAGTTCTTGAACGTAATCAAGAGTGTCGCCAATCCACTCTTTAATATCTACTAACCGTTCAATTCCAAAATAAGGCGACTTATAAACCCAAGTGTAAAACTCAAGTGGGTTATCTTCAGATAGAGCGGTCAACCCAAATCCAGTTAGTGATTGGTCTATACCTATGTACACGTCTTCTTTACGTGTAAGGCCACCATCAAACGTTTTTGTTGACAAGGCTATCTACTAAAAAGTTTAGTTCTTCGACTGTTCCATCATTACCAAGTGTTTCATCAAAGTTGTATGCGTTCATTTCCCATTCAGAAACATGTTGATTTGCAGCCTGTATTTCTGGGCGTTCTACACGCCATATTTTTCCTTTTAAAACTTTTATTGTTCCCGCTTCATTTAAAAATCTAACATCTGTAATCACATATCTTTTAGATTTGTCAGACATTTTACGAAGTGCAGTAGAAACCCAAATATCTTCTCCTAAATAAACACGAGCAGAATAACCAAGTTGTTGAAGCATTTGACGAACTTCAGGGTTTTGTTTAGCAATGTCCCATCCATATTCATCAACTAACTCATCTAAAGGATTACCATTAATTTTTGGATTCATTGCGTAAACCATTTTTCTAATGGGGTCAGCAAATGCAATGCGTTCAAACCCATGTTCTGTTACTAAACGTTCTGCAACGGTATCTTTACCTGACTGTGCATATCCTGATAAACCAATAATCATGACGAGAATTTATCCTTTCGTATTGCACGGAAATCAGACGAACGACGAGTTATCTCACGGGAGACTAATGCGGTGTCTCGTTCTAAGTTGTAAAACATAACTTCAACCATTTTACGGTAAGCGTAAGACTCCTCTAATTTTTCAGACAACCCTAAAATTTTAGGGTCAATTGCAACTTCGGCTTTGATTGCAGTAATACGTTCCCCAGTTGTTTTTTGACCCATACGAGTAACCATAAGTCGTGCAGATGCAGAGTCAATGGCTTTTTCTGCGTATCGTTCATCTACTTGTGCTGCAGATAATTGAGTGGCTATGTAGTTAGACCATGCAGTTAGACTACTAAACAAATGGCTTAGTTCTTCTGTATCAAGGTCAGTAAGTTCTTTTGGCATGACTGGAAATTCGTCTTGTTTTGCTGCATGAAAAAACCCTTGTTTAGTCAATTCATCAACTGCTTTCTGTGAGGCTTCTCCAAACTTATGCACTTATATCTCCAAACTGTTGACATTGTTTACATCCTAATGCACTGTTATTGCTACATTCAATAGGAGTGTTTGTTTTAACTGCATCTACAACAATTTGAGCCTTATTAAATATTGGCTCTACAAACTCATAATCAGCCTTTATAGTAAATTCCCTATAATCTTGGTCAGCCTTTAGTTCATATAAAAATACAATTTCTTTTGGGGCATCTTCGCCAAAAATACGGTTTGCCAATTCTAAGTACATTTGACCTTGCAGTAAATGACTTCTGAATGGGCGACGAATACTTCTCCAGGCTTTTGTTAAATCTCCATCTGCTTTGGCTAATAACTCTGGGGCTTCAAACCTTAAACTTCCTGAACCAATTGACTTAATTTCAATTAAACAATCTTCTCCAATACCTTTAATCCAACCATCGGCATGACCTGCAATCATCAGGGGTTCGTAGACTAATGGGACTTCTTTGTAGTCCACGCTTTTATGTACGTCCTTAGATACAGCCCAACTACTACCAGTGGAATCAGACCACATGCCGTATAGAACACCCATTTCTTTAAACCAGTTTTGCCATTTAGCATGGATTGTGTGTCCTTCATCAAATATAGATTGTAAACGTAGGTTAGGTTTTTCTTTCTTTACTTCTGCACCCATAAGTGCAAAATAAGAGGCTCTTAGACACCAATCAGCCTTAATCATTTCTGAAGGGTGTAACACGGTTGTTGAACGTTTTTCTAATGGTCTAGCCATCAAATATCGTTCAATGTCTCCAATAAGACGAGGGTCACTCTTCTTAGCATCTAAGAACTTTTTTAAATCAGTCATTCCGTATCCAATCGTAGGATGAACTCTTTTAGAGTCATCTTCTTTTTATAAGATTTTTTCCACTTACGAATTTGAGCATTGCGTTCACGATGTGAAAGCCCACCCCAAATTCCATGTGGTTCATCCCTTTCTACAGCATCCCACAGACATTGCTGTCTTACTGGACACGGGTTCTTGCCATTTTCACCAAAACAAAAGGTTTTAGCCCTATCTGCAATGGTTGTATATAGTTCTTTATCACGTGGTGGATAAAAAGTGTCGGTGTCCTCTCCTTTACACCTAGCCTTATATCGCCATGAGTACGACGGTTCATCCATTTATTACGATTCCTTTGCAAGAGTCTCCCTCATTTCTAGGTAATCGTCTTCAAGGAGAACAACATAGTTCTCCCCGTCTAGATGGATGCCGAGTATCGGTATACGGCTATCTAGTATTGCTTCTTTTGTAATCTTCTTTAGAACTTCCGATTTAATAGTGACTTGTTTTTTACCAGTCCACTTATGTTCAATCAGCAGGTCCTCGGAACGTACATCTCCCTTTCGTGACCAGAAGGCTCCAGAAGCAGCAGTACGAGAACCATTAACCTTTTTGGCTAAACGATTCTCATGCTTGCGTGATTGCTTCTGACCTTCTGACTTCATTGGTCCTCAAGCATGTGTGACTTGTGTTTACCAATGGCGGTAATTGTCAGTGCAACTGTTTCTGCAGTGGACTGTACTGTTACCGATAAATCTTCTGGGTGCATTTTGTCGTGAAGATGTTTACCTGTTACATAAGTATCAGATGCTTTTACAACATCTACCAAAATTGTTAAGTACTGGTCCATAGACAAGTACCAATTAGGTTCATCAATCAAGTTCAATCACCTTCTTTGCTAACTCTTCTTTAAGTTCAATCTCTTCTCGGATGCTTGCAATAAGTGCGTCTGTGCCTTGCCACTTACGTTCACCGTAGTAATACCAAGCACCCTTACGCTCTACTATCTCATTAAGGACTGACATTGCTGCAATTTCCTTGGCGAAATCATACTCTCCTGGAGCACAATCTCCTCCTGGGGCAAAGTAAAAATCAAAGTAAGCCACACGTTGTGGTGGTGCTGTCTTGTTTTTTAAACTGCGAACTTTAATGACCTGACCAATACGAGTCTTGTTACCACTAGGGCCAATTTCAATCCACTCGTCTCTACGTACTTCACAACGAGTAAAGAAGGCATAGTTTTTACCTTCTCCACCAGGAGTAGTACGAGGGTCTCCGTGCATTACACCAATCTTCATACGGTATTGATTAATCACAATGCCGAGTACAGCACGTTCATCTTCTACCAAACTTCTTTTGATGGCTGAACCAACAACTCTAAAAAACTTATTGGTGAGCAATGCTCCACGACCTACAGTCATTTCGTCCATGTTCTTTTCCATTTCAGGAGCAGGGGACAATGCTGGCAATGAGTCAATAACAATGGCATCTACAGATTTAGATTCCGCAAATGCAATAACAGCGTCGTAGGCTTCTTCCATAATGTTTGTTTCAATAACAATAACGCGAGACGTGTCTACTCCACACATTATTGCGTATTCAGGAACCCACTGTTCGGCAGCCACCCAAACGGTTGTGTGTTCAGGATTTAGTTTTTGATTAGCAGCAATTGTTTTAAGTGCTACTGCTGTCTTTCCGTGTGATGCTTCACCAATTAATTCGTTCCACTGGTTTCCTGGAAATCCTCCTCCAAGGACGTAATCCAATGTAGTAGAACCACTGGTAATGCGAGGAATAAGGTCAGACCTAATATCAGACCCGACCACAACGACGTTTTCGCCAAATCGCTTATTAAGTTGTGCTGCAATCTTTTTTGCTTCATCATTTATCATCCGTTAATTCTTCCTACGATGCCTTGTGGATTCCAATTACTAGCGGTGTCATTTCCTAATGCACCTTTTACGTTACCCTCAACCTTAGCACCAGTTAAGGCCCCATAACGAGAACCTGATTGATTAACTGGATAACCACAGTCGTAACAACGGGGTGCTGCATTTTGTACTGACATGTAGTTATTAGAGTTACAGTCAGGACAACTTTGTGTTTGTTGAGCACTTCCTATTCTCAAATTAGTTGTTTGAGGTTGCGGTGCTTCATACCGTGTCATGGGTTGTTGAGACGGGGGCATTGGCGGAGTAATGTCTTGACGTGGTTGATTACCAGGTTGTTGTAGTTTTTTAGCCCACCAGTCTGCATTAGTCATTATCTTGGTCTCCTTGGTCCTACCGTTAATAAATTTAAGTCTACCATCTGTGAAACGGACCCTAAAACAGATGCCATAGCAATCTGTTGAGTTGTTTTAACTATGTGTTCCCAAACTTCTTCTGGCATTTCTTCTGCAATTTTTCCCAATTTAGTTCTTTGCAATACAGCCACAGATTTAGCAATTTGGTACGTATGAGCAAAAACTAACGGGTATAAGTGAGCAACTCTAGAATAACGTCTGTCGCTTTCTTCTTGTTCTCTTTGTGCAACTTCATCACTAACCATGGTTGTTCCAGCAATGACGCTTAAAGAAAAAGCATCTTCTAATTGAGAGTCTAACAACAACCCTCTCATACGAAACATAACTTCAGTTGTTAATGCTTCAAGGTCTAATTCAACTTTCCTTTTTCTAAAGAACATCATTCTTTTGCTTCACCCCACTTTTGAACTGTTTTTATATCTGCAATCAATGGAACAATCATATCTGGCAGTTTGACCCCTTCCATGGATTGACGGATTGCTTCAGCCGTGTCTTCTGCTAAATGGTCTGGAGTTAGGGTTACTAATTCATCGTGAACCGTCAAAAGAACGTTTACCTCTGGTTCAGTCACAAAACAAGAGTGTGCTCTAACCATAGCCAATTTAATTAAATCAGCAGCAGACCCTTGAATAACAGTATTAAATGCCTGTCGTTCTGCACGTGATTTTTGACCTAAATCTTTATTTAATAACTCTGGGATATACCGTCTACGTCCTAAAACAGTAGATACAAACGGCAATGGCCTTTGTTGTCGTGCAGTTCTAACTATGAAATCACGGTAATTATTAACGGCTCTAAATCTATCGTTAAACAAATCCATCAATTGATGGCTTTCTTTTACTGTGCAACCAATTTGGTCGGCAATTTTTTCAGGCCCTACTCCATAAGACATAGCAAGAACTAAAACCTTACCTGCTCTTCTATCTACTCCCATACGAGAACCAATGGTTGTGTAAATGTCTCCACCTTGTAAATAATTTTCTACGAAGGCTGGGTCTTTTGAAAATGAAGCGATGATGCGTGGCTCAATCTGTGAGTAGTCAGCAACTACTAACTTGTACCCAGGAGGTGCAATAAACAAATTACGAATTAGTTTTCCGTATTCTCCTTGAGAAGGAATATTCTGCAAATTAGGCTCACTACTTGAAAATCTACCTGTCTCTGCTCCATGAGATTTAAAATTTGTGTGTACTTTACCGTTTACCAAAAGACTCTGACGTTCTGTTGTTTTAGATTTTCCACCAGATGTACGAGTTACATCTCCACCTGTATATGGAGTTACATAGGTAGTCATAATTTTATTTAAATCTTGATACTTCATAATTGCTGCAACCAAGGGGTCTTTCTCACGATAATACTCAAGGGCTTCAGCACTTACAGAATAATGTTTAGGACCTACTTCTTCTCCACCTTTTACGGCTTCTAATCCTTTTGGCGTTAACGCAATTTTAATTGTTTTATTAGGTCTAATTCCTCGTCCACCTTCAGACTTAGAAGTAAACAACAACTGCTGTTTTTCTTGAATTGAATTCATGTGAAACTCACGTCCAGCAAGTTTGTATGCTTCGCCAGTAACTTTAACAAGGTCTTTTTCTAGTTGAGTATGAAGATTTTTTAACTCTGTTTCATCAATATTAGCACCTGCTAATTCCATATCAGCAAGGACTAACATCAAGTCCATCTCTAAACCCCAAACAGTTGTTAAGTTATAGTCTTTGATTTTGGGTTCGTAAACTTTGTATAAATTCCAAGTTGATTCAGCATCAATGGCTGCATATTTGGCAACCTCACTAAAAGCATGACGTTCAACTGCTTTACCTACCCCTTTAACAACAACTAAACCCAACTCTCTTTCTGCACAAGCAGCAAGTCCTAAATTGTTCTTTGTTCTGTTATCTATGATGAAAGAAGCCATCATGGTGTCAAAGTACGGTTTTGGGCAAACTACTCCTCGGTAATACTTAGCGATTGCTTTAAGGTCAAACTTAATGTTGTGTCCAACTTTGATTTTGTCACTAAACAATAAAGGCTTGAGTGCTTTAAACACATCCCCTGGGAGTAATTGTTCTGGTGCTTTATCAAATACTGGTGTCCAGTTATCTTCACGCTTTGAATAGTCTTGTTCACGAACTTCTTTTCCCTCGTCTAATCGTTTTTGTCCTGAACCCAATAAAGGCTTATCCCAACGAATGAACTCTCCATTTGGATGACCCATTGGTATTACATCTGTGCGTCCTTCAGTTGCAAATGCAATCCAAGTAACTTCGTTAAGTAATGGATGTAGCCGAGAAAAATCATCGGGACCTACAGTTTCAACGTCAAAAGCAAAAGCAGGTTGTTCTAAGTAATAGTCAACCATCTCTAATAAATCTAAAGGTGTTGTAATTATATTCATTGTGCTCCTAGTTAGTTAAGTGTGGTGGGTGTTGCATCCGCTAAGAACAACACCCACCACTTGGGACGAGTCGTTGATTAGACGACTGAACGAGCAATCTCAAGTAATTCGGACCGAGGTGTGTCCCAAATTACGTCGGGGCTAAATGGTTCAGCCTGTGCTACAAGTTCCTCAACCTGAGCGGGGTCAAGGTCCCAATCTTCAACAAGGTCTGTAGAACGAACACGCTCTAACGAGTATGTTGTCTGTGGACCAGTACCCTGACGTGAGATTGAATAATAAAACTTATTCAATGGGCCACGCTTTGGGTCTTCGTGTGCTGCTTTGATTTGACGGAATAAAGTTGGAGGAGCAGTAAGAATCATTGTCTTCTTCTCTTCTGATGAAAGAACAAGAACAGTAAAAGCAAACTTGCCACGTGGTTTATCCCCTAATAGGTCACACAATGGGCATCCTTCAACACCCATATCAGCGATACAAACGAATGAACGCTTGCCTGATGAACGGTCAATCCAATGTTGTTCGTAAGAACGGAAAGGACCGTCACCAATGAATTTAATTAATTGTGAATCTTCAGTGAATTTAAAGTCATTAGGATATTCACCAGACTCTTTTGTTGTTGCTTTGAGTGTTTTAGTTGCTGCTTCCCAACCAGACTGAACCGTAGTTCCGACCTTAGGTGCTGCATCTTCGTTGTCTTCATCTAAATATGATGAAGCATTTACTGCTGGTTGCGTGATAGGCATTTTTCTTCTTTCGGTAATGAGGCTTTCGCACTCGGTTAGTTGTGAGGTCTATTGACTCTCGTTGGCAACAGCGTCTTTCCATTTTGATGTAATCGCAAAGGTAAGTTCCGTCTGTTGCGACCATTCTACACGAGCAGTACCCAAAAGACCACGCTTTGAGAACTCTTCTACAGCAATTTCTATCAATTGCCGAGTGTAGACACGGTTTCCTCCTACTTTCTTACCGTTTAAGGATTTAGAACGTAGTCGATATGGTGCCCCAGGAATGTAACCCTTCTTCTCCCATGAGCGAATACTGATAATGCTTTTCTCTAATGCTTGAGCCAAAGCACTTACAGTAAACACTTCTGTTTCTTTTCCATTTAGATGTTTAATTATTGGGTTGGAATCCCAAGCCGTATCTTCAGTAGATTTGCGTTTACGTTTTGCTGCAGGATTAATTTCACGACGTTTTTGTTTTGACCCAGGCTTGTACTCTAAATCAGCAAAGGCTTTATCAATTTCGTCTTGTCCACGTAAACCAGCCATTATTACTTCTTACTTAACATTAATGCCCAAACAACTTTTGCTGGGAACATCTCATCAACTTCTTCTTCAGTAAGCAATCCTTCGTACAAAGCAGCCATTAGTTCATCTTCATCGACTATACGAACTGTTTTGTAAAGACGGTCAGTAAGACCTTTCTTTTCAATAAGGTCTTCTGCAATCATGTCGTCAATCTTACGAGTAACACGTTTTTGTTTTTGTAGGCTTACATAATCTCCAACAGGTTCAGGCAACTCTAACCACCAGTTACCTTTGTCATCAGTAAATCCATCAGCCTCAATTTTTTCAAACAGAGATGCTTTTAATTCTTTTTGACGTGCTTCATATATGTCTAAGTTTTTCTTTATTGAGGCATATTCTTTAGTCTGCCCTAGTAAATCATCAGAGTTAAACTCTCGTGGTCCATCAATTCGCTCAACCATTATTGCTCCTATATTTGATTATTTAGTAAGAAGTTTAAGAGACTGCCAACTGTTAAGTCAACACCTCCACGTGTGTTTATACCTTGTCCATCTATTACAGCATCTGCAATTGTGTTCTTCTGTTGCAGCATTTCATATTGTCTTTCTTCAATTGAGTTTAGTGCTAAGAAGTCTTGAATAATAACGCTTTTCCACGTGCTAGAAGTTCGTCGTATACGAGAGTTCCTTTGAACTGCTGCCCCAGAAGACCAAGGCAAATCATAGTTTACGAGAAGGTTGGCTTGAGGTAAATCAACGCCATAACCTCCAGCATCACTTGATATAAGTACCCTAACTTCTTTAGAAGTTTGGAATTCTACTTTAGAAGTTTCTTTTTCTTTAGCATTCAACTCTCCTGAATATAAACGAGATTCAATCTTCTTTAACTTAAGTCGTTGCTGTATTAATGGAAGCATCCCCAAGTAACTGGCAAAAATTACAACCTTAGAGTTTTCGTCTGTCTCTAAGTGTTCGGCAACATAGTTAATCATTGCGTCTAACTTAGGTCCTCCGTCAGTGATGTCGGTTAAATACCCATCATCAGCCAATCCAGCCACGTAAGAACTTCCGCCTTTAATCCCGTTACCTTCAACAAATTTCTCTGCACTGAGAGTTAACAATGCTGGACTGTCACACAGCATCCTTAAAGAAGTTATCTTAGACATTATGGAACCACGCAAAGCATCTGCAGGGCTACCCACCGCATACCCTTGACCGTAGTGAGCCTCAATAGAAAACCCCACACCAAAAAGTTCTTGGGCTTCTTGCAGTTCATTGGTTAAATCCAAAGCAATTTTTTCATACAAGTCACGTGTCTTTTTATCTAGTTTTACTCTTATCGGTGCTAAATGAATAGTGGCGGGCAAGTACGGAGCAACGTCTTCATCAGACTGTGCTTTACGTACTGATGCGACTTTAATCTTCTCATGTAATAACGGAAGATTTCGGTATCTCTGTACCCCGCCAAAATTGTTTCTTACAATAAAGGTCTTATCAAAAAGGTCAAAACGACCCAACAGACCTGGCTCAACAAACTGCATAATGCTGTACAACTCTTCAGGTTTACCATTTTCAATAGGAGTTCCTGTTAAAGCAAATCGAATAGGAATACCAGAAGCAAGTTCTTTTACTTTTTTAGTTCTTTTAGACCTAAAACTTTTGATAGCAGTGGCTTCATCGCAAACTACAACTCCAAAGTCTATGTGTTTTAACACATCCCAATCATTAACGATTGACTCATAATTTGTAATTACGTAGTTGTAATTACAAGAGTCAACGTATTGAGTTGTACGAGTACTTTTGTTTCCATCAATAACTATAGAAGTTGAGTCTGAAAACTTTGCTATCTCACTAGCCCATTGATATTTAAGACTGGCTAATGCAACTACTAGTACTGGCTTTTTTAACCCTTCGTCACGCATTTTTTCAATAGCAGCAATAGTCATGCAAGTTTTACCAAGACCCATTTCATAGGCAACAAGAACCTTGCCTCGTTCCACCATTTTGTCAACGGCTTCAGGCTGATAAGGCTTTAGTGTTCCTTTAAACATACCTATCCTAAATAAGCCTTTTCTCCATAGATACTGTCTTTAGCAGTTTCAATCCCGTGTTGAACTTGCTCATCAGTCATGTCTCCAACATCTTTTATACCTGTAGAAGCGTAATTAAAAAACTTTAAGGTCATCCCGTATTTACGAGCACTGACTATCATGGCTGCACAAGCATTTCTACCTGCCTCATCTATGTTTGGGTTATCAAAGGCTGCAATAACAATATCGCTATATCTTAATAACTTAACTTGAGCATCACTTACTATTGCTCCAAAAGTTGAAACTGCTCCAATAATTCCTGCTGACGAAATTCTTACAGCGTCTAAAGGAGACTCAACAACAATAACCATGTCTGGGTTTTGTTCGTGTCCTCCAAACAACGTGCTTGCTTTTTTAACACCAACAGGGGTGTTCTTAAATTTACGAACCCCTTCTTGTTTTTCTTGCCAACCCATTAAAGAGTAATCGTGTGGATTTCTTATTGGCAAAATCCACGTGTTATCTGGTGCCCAAAGAACTTCATATCTATGAGCAGACTCTGCTTTAAGTCTTCTTTTCTCTAATGCCCATTCTGGTGGGTCAGTAAACAAAGCCAGTCTTGCTTCAGACATAGGTATTGATTGGGTTGATGTGACGTGAGTTGGCACTCTCTTAAGCCTCTCTGCTAGTTCTTCGACCGATATTTCTTCGACGTTTGCTAACCATTGTTTTGCTGCTTCGTAATCTAATCCGTCACCTATATACAGTTCACGGACTTCAGCAACTAGGGAGAAGACATTGCCTTTAAAACCACAGGAAAAACAAATGTGTGCTCCTGTGTCTTCGTTAATCCACCATGATGGATTATGGTCTTCTTTGCCAGTCCTTGATTTGTGCATAGGACATAGACAAAGAAGTTCACTGCCACGTGCTCTAACAATCTCAATTGAGAGATTTGCAAGTACTTGAGGAATATTAAAATTCATATCATTAAACCACGCTTACAAACTAAACAAGAAGACATCTTCGTCTCTTCATGGAAACAGCCTGTTTCCCAGTTCCAAGTTAAAGTCGTTTCACTTGGTCCGCAGTTACGGCTGGCAACAATCTTAAAGTTACGGAGGTTGTCGTAATCAGGGACAGGCTCTAGTCCCAAAATAACGTCTGAGTCTTGGAAGAACGATGATGAGTAACCAATTGAATCAGCAGATACTTTGCCACCACGCATCTTCCACAACAACGTCTGAGTTGTAATAATTACTGGAATGTCGTGACGTTGTGCTAACCGTTTTAAAGAACGGGTTACATTAGTAATTGACTGAGGTGTGTTCATTTCTCCTGTTTGCTCATCCATCATCAAATACACACCATCTACAAATACAACATCTGGCTTTAACTTTGAAATAGTTGCTGATAGGGACCCAACAGTTAAACCATTTACAGCATCTACTAAATACTCCTTGTTAGTCATTTGCTCTAATCCTGTGAGCATGTCCATATAACGAGTTTCTTCATCTTGGAACAACTTTCCACGACGAAGGCGACCATGTGAAATCTGTGCACGAATAGAGTCGTGGCGTTGCTGTATCTCTCGGTTAGTCATCTCAAATGATTGAAACATGGGAACTTTGCCTTGACTGTGAACATGTATTGCAACTGCTAGTGCAATCTGTGACTTACCTGTTTTTGGTGGAGCAATAACAGTAATTAATTGACCGCCTTGCAATCCTGCAGTTGCTTCGTCAATTTTATCGAACCCTGTTGGAATACCAATCATTGCATGGCTTGCTAATGCTTGATACTCAGCAAAACGATTAGTTGCATCTTGTGTTAGTTCTAACTCGTTTGTGCCTTGTACACCCGAAGTATTAACACGAGTAATGGCTGCTTCCATTGCAACCAAAGCACCTTCGTGGTCATTGTGAGTTAATTTATCTACCGACTCTTCAAGACCTTGACGAACTAATACTTTGCGACGAAATGCAACCGCTTGGTCAACAAGAAAATCTAAAGAATCTTGTACATCTAAAACTTTATAAGTTGGGTAATGGTCTTTAACAGTTACAGCAGTTGGTACTTCTGAATACTCGTTGTAATGCTTAACAACAAACTTCCAGACTCTGGAATTGTCGTCATCTAGAAACCAATCGTGAGTAATTCCTTTTTGTAGAACTGGCAGTATGTCTCTGTCACGGATTACTTTGCTTACTAACCGATGCTCGTTATCTGCTGCCATTGCCCCATCTTTTCTCTAAAGCCTATTTAAATCAATACCCCAAGAGCCATACCTCAAACCTTTAGTGGGCAAGTCAACCACACCTTTTAAATTTGTGCGATAAGGCAAGTCATCTACTAACTCTTGTGTCGTTAAATATATTTGAACAAGATTAAAGGGATTACTACCACGTCTGTCTAATATGTCCATTACTTTTTCTAAAGAAGATTGGTCCCAACCATCTTCTTCAATACCTGCTAACTCAACGGCAAGTCCATACTTATAAGTTAAATTCCACAACTGAGACACCGCTGCTTTATTAATGTTCTTTAATTGTAGAGTTGTTGTTTTATTTAAGAACTTTCGTTCTGTAACTTTTTCAAACTCTGCAACAACTTCTGCAAGAACAATTAAACGAGGAGGGGTTTCGTTGGAGAT